TTCTTCGGGTTCATCGTCCTGGGTCAATTCCAACACACGAGTCAACTCAGTGTCCAAAAACTCTAGATGGCGTTCACGAAACGGCATGCCTTGCCGATGTGCCATGACCAAACTGCAAGCAGTCATGCTCAATAACCTATCACTGCTACGTTCAAACCGTTTGACTTCTTCTTTGCTAAACTCGCCACCTGAACGCATCCATTCTACCACATACTTTTTCAAGTCTTTCTGACTGTAGTGATAATTGTAATAGTTCATGCTTTTGCGTAGCAAATGGTCAAATTCCTCCTGTGGCAGTTCACGTGCTTGCTCTGTGTTCCAGACTGGTCCGTCTGTGGGTTTACTGTGAAACGATACTGCTCGAGGTTTTTTTGCTTTTACTTTGACGCCTGCAACTGTAGCCATTTTTAGTCCTTGTTGGAAAACTGTATTATAACAGATTTATCATTTCTGTGCAAGTAATACTAAAGTAGTATCCAAAGTTTGGAGTATTTACAATAAACTTAACCATAAATACTAGAATACTGGACCCTATATATGCCAAGATTAAGCATGTGGCGTGAAAACCACACCAACGATTATAGATTTTTTGATAGACGTATTTCCGAAGAATTTACTATCGGTGGCACTGGAGTCTATTTACACAAATATATTGGCACAAATCCTCAGGCCAACGCCTATGCACTTACTTCTGAAGTCAGTGCCAATACCAAAGTTTTAAGTTTTGCCAATGTCAGCACCTTTGAGCCCGGACAAGTTGTACAAGGAATTGGTATTGCAGCCAATACTATAATTACTGTAGCAAACACCACTGCAAACACAATTACAATAAGTTCTAATACTACCAGCACAATTTCCAGCGGTACTCCAATCAGTGTTTATTGGCGAGATGCAGAACAACCTGTATACGGAAATCAAAGCGCACAAAATATTCAGGACCTACTGTTTTTAGAAAACAGAGATAGAAAATACGATGTTGACATTTATGTCATGCGCGGTATCTATACTGTGAACGATAATGATTTTGACTTACAACAGTTTGGTTTGTTTCTCAGTGCAGACACTGTTTACATGACGTTTCATTTAAACGACATGGTTGCCATGATTGGACGCAAAATCATGTCAGGCGATGTAATTGAATTGCCGCACAAAAAAGACTACTATCCCTTAGATGCCACTATCCCAGCAGTTCTAAAAAGATTTTATGTAGTACAAGATTGTTCATTTGATGCCGCTGGTTTCAGTCAAACTTGGTGGCCACATTTATGGCGTGTCAAAATGACACCGCTGGTAGATGCACAAGAATACAAGGACATTATAAACAATATAGCTGCCAGCGAAAATACCACAACTCCGTTGGCCAACGTAATGAGTAAATTACAAACTTTACAAAATATCAATGATGCTATTATTTCGCAGGCAGAGATTGATGTTCCAAAAAGTGGTACCAACGTTGACAGGCTTTATGTTGAACCAATCAGATCAGACAACGGCCCAGGTGATCCAGTTGGTACTTTCACCGATAATACACAACTATCAGCCAGTAGTTCAACAAGTTTGGCCAGCAGCGCAGTTAATCGTCCTAATGCAGAAATAGAAGCATATCTTGGCGGTGATGGTACTGCACCAAACGGCTTTCCAGTCACAGTGGGAACCAGTTTTCCATCCAGTCCCAAAGTTGGTGATTATGCTTTACGTACAGATTACTTGCCAAATAGATTGTTTAGGTACAGTGGCGCTCGTTGGGTCAGACTAGAAGATAGTGTACGTGCAAATATAACACCAGGACCAAACAACAATACTTTACACAGTAGATTTGTCAACGACACATCAACTTACACCGACGTTGAAGGTCAAACACAGCCTACCCGTCAAAGCCTTAGTAAGGCACTTACACCCAAGGCAGATAACTAATGGCTTATCAACAATTTTTTTACGACAAACAGATACGCAGATACATCACACAGTTTATACGTATGGTCTCAAACTTTCAAGTAGAGTTTGGCAAAGATCGCGACGGCAATACTGCACTGCAACGTGTTCCTGTAATTTATGGAGATAGCAGTCGACAAGCACAATCCATAATTGGCAACAACAGTGAAAATACCATAAATGCCACACCCTGTATGGCTGTTTACATTGCTGGCCTTGACTATGATCGCAGTAGAATTCAAAATCCAACCTACGTTGACAAACTACAACTACGTGAAAGATTTTATGACACTGCCACTGGAGATTACAGTACTACACAAGGTGATACGCTCACTGTTGAACGTTTGATGCCTGTGCCTTATAGGCTCACAATCAAGTTAGACATTTGGACCAGCAATACTGAACAGAAACTTCAGTTGATTGAACAACTTACTTCTTTGTTTAATCCTGCGCTGGAAATACAAAGCACTGACAACTATGTGGATTGGACCAGTATTACTTATGTGCTTCTCAGCAACGTAAACTGGAGCAGTAGAACTGTGCCTGTTGGTACAGAAACCAACATAGATATTGCTACTTTGACATTTGAATTACCTATGTTTATCAGCAGTCCTGCACTTGTAAAGAAAATGGGTGTTATTCAAAAGATTATAGCCAGTGTTTTTGATGGTTCAGCAGATCTTGACAATGCAATATACAACGATGAATTTTTATTAAGTAGACAATATATTACTCCTTTGGACTATGCAACAGTATTGCTAAACAATCAGATACGACTTATAAAGTATAACAGTCCTGACATTGAAAACTTTGGCGAACAATTTATCAAAGAAATCACTGGCAACACCAACAGCAGAAGTTTTATTCCTTTAATGGACACTGATGATCTTGAAGTTGGTATGCAAATTACCAGCTTAAACATAAGAGGTCAAGGCTTGATTTCTGCAAATACAGAAAGCACATTGATATCTGGTGTAGACACTGCATTTATAAACACAGTGTATCCAGGCACAAGATTGGTTGATATCAATGGCAACACTATTGGCAATGTGAGTTCAGTTTCCAGCAATACCAGTGTAACTTTGACTGCCAATGCAGTGAGCAATATAAGCAGTCAAGGATTTCTTTATCAAGTTCCTATAACCAGTGGTAATTGTGTGATAACCAGTATCGACGGAGATACTATTACTACAACCAGCAACATAGTCGCCAACATTGGTGATAGGATCAGTGCTCAGATGCCATTGACAAAAACATTTGGTCAATATGAAATTTGGCGTAGTTATGTTAACGTGTTTGGTAATCTTGTGAATGGCACAAGCCAGGTAAGATTTGAACTAGACGACGGCAGCGAAATAGTAGGCACAGTGGCTTACAATCCAGCAGACACTACCAGTCTGTTGTGGACTCCGGACATAGACACTGTTCCATCCAACACATTGACTCCAATTAATGCAATTATAGATCCAGTGAGTTCGAGACCAAATAAAAGTCTACCAACACCAACAAATGGTACACGCTATTTGTTGACCAATGCCTATAACAGCCCTGCTAACGTGAGTCTTGCACCAACTTACAATTGGTTAGGTGCTGACAACACAAGACTGGATGCTGATGCCAATGACATCATTGAGTACAACGGACAGCACTGGATTGTAGCATTTGACGCAAGCAACACAGAACGTGTACAATATGTAACAAATTTAACCACAGGCGTGCAGTATAAATGGAACGGATTTACACAAGAATGGTCAAAAGCAATCGACGGATTTTACGAGGCAGGTAAATGGCAACTGGTAATATAAATTCAAGTTGTGGTGCAATGATCTATTGCACTGCTACAAAACGTTATCTATTTTTACTACGCAACGACGGCAAGTTCCCTGACACTTGGGGACTGGTTGGCGGCAAAATTGAACAGGGTGAAAGTATATTAAAAGGCCTGAATAGAGAAATTGAAGAAGAACTAGGCGGTAAGATTGAAGGTGCCAAAGTTATCCCTATAGAACAGTTTGTCAGTGAAAACAAACGTTTTGTCTATCACACATTTTTGATCAAGGTCGAAGAAGAATTTGTTCCTGCACTTAATCGAGAGCATAAAGGTTTTTGTTGGGTGCCGTTAGAGCATTTTCCCAAACCTCTACATCCAGGTGTGTTTAGAACTATTAAACTAGAAAAAAGTCGCAATAAGTTAAAAACCCAAGAAAAACTCAAAGGTTAAACACAATACTGGTTCTTGGTTCTTTGCTTTGATTAGGAGGCACTTCATGGTATAACCATGCTGGCCACATCAACAACAATCCAGGGTAAGGTGTGTATTCAGTTTTTTGCAAGGCATACCAATTGGTGGGATCCTTGATCATAAACATATAATCAAAAAAATCCTTGAACGGTTGATTAGGGTAAAAAACTATTTTACTGCTGCCAGGCGGAGTCTTAACATAGTATATGCCACTGATTGTGCATTGACTGTGCAGGTGCTTTGGATGATTGCTGCCTTCTAAAAAACTGTTTGCAAAAAAGTAAGGTTTCCAAGGTACACGACTGCTGTCAAAACCTTGCATGTCCAAGAACTCGCAGGCTTTTTGTTGAACAAAATCAATAAAAGGTCTGAACTCTGGGTCTTCTGTCAAACTTTTGGTTCCATATGTGGTTTCACCGTTGTGGTAAAAGTTTGCATTTACATTTTTGTCAGGCACATTAAAAATTCGATCTAACAAATAGTTGCTAGATTCCAACCACTCTGGATGATCTTCTTTGCCAATTGTGCTGGGAAACCAATGATGTAATTCCATTGTCATTTTGAAAAGAAAAGTTGAACACTGAGCCTGGGATAAGGAGCCGAATTTGTGACCATTGTGGTGCTATGCCATATTGGGGGTTTGAAATATACTGCACTGTTTTTGTGTGGAAATACCCAACCGAATCTTCCAGGCATTTCTTCATCGTCATACAAAAACAAACCACCCCAATTCCAATCCCAGTTGGCATTTAAATATATTGAACTACTCATCCTACTGGTTTCCTCAGGACTGTCATGATGCCAATTTATCTGACTGCCAGGTAACCACACATGCATAAAGCAAGTCAAGTGTGGGTGTTCAGCAAAACGTTCATCAATTTCACTGTATTTCTTTTTAAAATAATCTTGATATTCATCCAGTGGTAAAACCAATACAGGACTGTAAGATCCTGCTTCTAGGCCGGTGCCCCATCTGCCCATGTTGTTTACTTCAAAAACAGCTTGGCCTTTACTGCTTTCAAATTTGTTTATCAAAGAATCATAAACATCTTGTTCTAAAAAATCATATATAGTGTGAATCATTTTAATATTGTGTTGTTAAAAAGAACAGTTGAAATAATCTTCCATCCTGTAAATCTTTACCGAAATAATCCAAACTAGTATGAAATAAATCACTGCGATAAAGTATAAGCCTGTTATATCTATTACCTATCCTGTCTACTATTTCCCATTTTGTCATGTCCTGTGCTTCGTAACCTTCTAACTGGTGTGCCATTGTTGCGCCAGTATTTTTGTACATAAACAGTCCAGTGCCTCCACTCACAGGTGCATCAGGAGTTAGGTAGCACACACCTGCCCAGGTATTGTAATGATCAGTATGGATCCAACTTCGATCTTGAGCAGTTGCCAATTCAAAGCTACCTGACAATGCTTCACGTGCATTCCACTCTGTGACTTCGCCAGCCGCATTCCATAGAATAGTTTGAATAGCGTCTTTGGTGCCTTGATCCAAGAAACTGTCAGTTCTGTGTCCAGGAAAATTTCCTCTTACTCTGAAATCTTGTTGCATAGCAAAAGATCTTACTGCATCAGGGTTGCTATAAAAATTGTCTGTTATAATAACGTTGGTTCTCATATAAAAAACTTTTGATAAATTTGATCTTCAATACGTCGATGAATACTGTTTTCCCAATATGGTCTGCAAAGTTCGTAGTTTTCTTCTATGTAAGGTTTCATATCGTCATAGGTTGAATCATTTAAATTGTTTACAATAGATTCAAACTGTTCAAATGTGTTGAACTGTAGTATACCTTTTGGGTTAAAATATTTATTGATGTTGGTACAGCCGTAATATATAGGAACTGTTTTTGTTTTGAAACAGTCAAGTAATTTTTCGCTGTACATGTTGGGCATGACTTGATTTTCACAGGCAATATGAAATTTTGCATTTATAAAAAATGGGTTTTTGCTGACAACCATTGGCGGGTTCCTGTGCCAATAAAACTGAAAATTGTTGATTGTTTTGTGATTGCCATACTTGTGCATGATCATAAAACGCATTCTGTGCTCAGAACTCCATATTTTACTGCTCATTAAAAAAGTAATTTGATTTTGTTTGTTTAGAGGCAAGTTATCTACCCAAGTTCCAACAGGACAAAATTCTTGACTGTTGGGAAATTCTAACAGTCTTGGATCATAAGCAAGTATAAGGTCAAACTTGGTGTAATTTTTTTCAACCATACCATAAAAATCTCTATACAAGGTAGGTGGTTCGCATTGGCACAACACATTGTATTTGGCATTTGTATCAGTTTCTATGTTATCAAAACTGATGCTGACACGTTCTGGATATTCGGCAGTAAAAGTGTGACCAAAGTTGCCGCTATACCCAGGCAAGTAACCAATTACGTTTAACTTATACACTAGGAGTAACTCTTATAATTTTTTTCAATGTATTACTAAAAACAACAGCCATATTGCTAAAATTACTAGTACGACACACCATACCGCCACATCTGGCCAAAGTCATGCACTCTGTAAAACTTTCCTGCCAGAACTGTTTTCTAAAAAACATATCGTATTCCCAACTCCATTGCCATAAATCTGTAATGTATTCTGTGGGTAATCTTAGCATGTTAGGGTAATATCTGATTATACTGGCATAACGTTTTTCCATTTTTATCAAACTTTCAACATTATCTGTAGAAACGTATAATCCGTTGTAATTTCCTGTTTCTAATTCTTGGTCTATGGCACGGCAATAATCTTCGTGAGTTATACGTCCAAAGTTTTTATGAACAGCCATGGATGTCATACGTACATGAGCACCTAATGTGTTTTCATTTATGTTTACCAATTTACATAAATCGTCCACACGACGTTTAATTTCATTTTTTATGTGTATTTTGTTTAAGACACGTTTATAATCATTCAGTCTTGTACTGTCTTCGATATTAGGATTATCTAAGGCACCGTATAAAATTCCAACAGGCAAAAACCCTTTATACTCATACGTTTGGTCAGTTTTTTGATCTAGTGTATAACTCATAATATGGTCATAGGGACGCTCTATGCCATACATTTCCATAAGGTTTTTATTTCTGACTATGTGCCCAACTGCTTCTTGTAAGTATTCATCGTTGTTAGTATTTTCTTCGAATGGACTTAGTGTCAAAAACACGTTATCAAAATCTTCCATATCCGCCAACGGTTGTATACCGCATTGTAGAAATCTACTGAATGGGCCACCACCTGGCATAACATAAATGTGATTTTTCATAATGTGCGATTCCAATGTTCGATCATTTCATCTAACATAGATTCAAAAGTATATTTTGGTTCCCAGCCTAATACTTGTCGAATTTCACTGCTGTCACCTTTGAGATATTTTAATTCTTCTGGACGTAAAAATTTTTGATTTTGTACAACATAATCTTCGTAGTTCATACCTAACGCATCAAATGTGTACTTGCATAAATCTCTTACTGTATGACTTTCACCTGTTGCAACTATCCAATCTCGTGCTTCATCATGATTAGTAATTGCATGGATGGCACGAACATAATCGTAACTATGTCCCCAGTCTCTAGAACTATCTAAGTTACCAAGTTCTAATTTATCCGTTAAACCTTTTTTAATTTCCACCGCTGTTTTTACAACCTTGTTGGTTACAAAGTTTGTACCACGTCTGGGACTTTCATGATTAAACAATATGCCATTGCAGGCGTGTAAATTGTAGGCAGCTCGGTAATGTCTGGTTAAATTAAAACCCATGACTTTACTACAACCATAAGGACTAACAGGATTCATGGGAGTGGTAAGACGTTGTACTCCATCTGCGTCTATGCTGTTACCAAACATTTCACTGCTACTGGCTTGATAGTATTTGGCAGCAGGAGCAAACTGTCTATAAGCTTCTAACATGTTTAACACACCCAAACTGTTGGTTTTAATTGTAAAAGCCGGCATGTCAAAACTGATACGTACATGACTCATGGCACCAAGATTATAAATTTCATCGGGCTGCACTTCGTTGATTACTTTTGTAATAGACCATTCATCTGTTAAGTCGCCATAGATGCGTGTGATTTTATTGTTGATATGCATCAGTCTACTGCTTTGATTTTCTGGGACGCTGTGTCTACGCACAATACCATACACATCATATCCAAGTTCAAGTAGATATTCTGACAGATAACTTCCGTCCTGTCCTGTAATTCCTGTAATTAATGCTCTTTTTTTGGTCATAATTTCCACAATCGTTTTTGACTTTGATCTGCATAGTTTTCCCAGTTACCGCAGTCGGGATTATCTTCTGCTACTTGATCCATCAGGATAATACCTCTGGCAGCATCTTCAGGAGTCATGTACATGTGCCAACCACAGATATCTGCATCGTCGTCCCATTGGTTCACAGATAAATCTCTTCCATCATATCGTGCTTTCACTAACCAGTCGTAGGCCGCTTTGTCATCAGTGAGAATCATGCCGCCGCGGCCGATCGGAATCCATTTTTTAATTTGAAAACTGCAAATGTGTAGACCACCTTGGTACATGCCGCGACGCCATCTTGTTGCAGCATCCCAGACTGGATAAGGTTTTAGTTGGTACATGCCCGACCATTCTTCATGTCTGAAACTGGGATGACAGCCCGTATGACTTATGGTCATAGGCACACTTTGATATGTGTTTTTAGGAATTTCTATAATACCCTTGGCATTTAAGTATTTCAAACTCAAAAACAATCCATTGGTACAACAATCAACACTGACTCCGTATTTTGCACCAGCAAACTCTGCAACTTTGCGTTCAAAAATATCAATCACATCCCTAGGATCTGTCCAGGTATACCCCAGTGCTTTAACTTGATCTAGTTCTGGACGTTGAAACTCCTTGGGCAATTTTCCAACGGGCCAGCTTGTAAACTTTTCACTCATAGGTATATCCTAATTTAGCAGCATATTCATAGGCTTTGTCCTTGCTGCGTTTTCTAATGGCACGAGCAGGACTTCCTGCATACACAGTCCAAGGTTCTGTATCTTCTCTTAATAGACTATTTGCGCCTAATACACTACCTTCTGCCATTGTAACTCCTGGTAACACTATGCTGTTGGCCAATGTTCCACTGAATCTTTCTAGCGTAATAGGTTCTAATTTTTGTTTGTCTTTGTAATCTTCTGGAATCAATGGACCAATCAGACCATCTCCCATAAACATTTCACTACCACAAATAAGTTTAGATCCAACACTTATAAAACAAAAGTCTTCTACTGTTAGTCCAGTAGTTTTGCCGCCAATTACAGCAACATGCGGGCTAATGTGTACATAATCACCCACTGTTAATCGTGTAGTGCAATAAAAGAAACTGTCTATGGCAACGTGATTACCAATTTTACACAGTTCAGGTCTGCGTATTTCAGCACTGGCACTGATGTACACATCTTGGCCTTGCGTCATAAAAATACCTTGTCCATGACCTGTCCTTGATATGGACCAGTTTTATATTCATAGACCACAGTGTCATCCTCAAGTATCAAATATGTGTGACCACCTTCAAACGTCATTGAACAGTCTCCTTGACGTATAACTTGTTTTTCCAACAATGCACCATCTGTGTCAAAAAAACTACATTCTACGCTGCCTTTGATTACCACCCAACTTTCTTGAGCAATAATTTGCTCAGTTGGACTGGGTTTCCAGATATGTTGATGCGGCCGAAATGTTTGTCCTTTAGCCATACGCAGTGTGGCCAACTGTAAAAACTGATGTTCATCTGCCACTTCGTTGCGCCCATCAATTTCATAATATCTAAACACAGTGTGAAGATGTTTGCTAGGATCAATTTTGCTATAAATTTTATACATGATAAAAATCTCTTATGCTAAGTTTTTGTAACCAACCGTCAAATTGTTTGTGCACTATTTCATCTGTGTATCTGGTTACTGCACTGTTGTAACAATCCAAAGGATTTATAGTATGTATGTGCTCGGCTGCATGCAAAAAACTTTTAAAATCTCTGGCACGAAATCCATTTACACCATGCAAAACAGTGTCTGTAAAGCCACCCCAATCGGTGGTAATTACCGGTGTGCCACAGAACAATGCTTCTACCACTATGTTACCAAACGGTTCCAAATAATGCGTGGGTGCCATTAAACATTGAGCACGTTTCAATATATCCCGACGTTGTTCTGGATTGACATAACCAATGGGCTCAACATGTTTGGGCACAGTTTTATAGCCAAGGCTTTGTAAATTTCCAGGACCTGCCAACACAAGTTTTTTGCCTAGTTTTTCTGTTGTTTGTATGCATAGGTCAATGCCTTTGTCTGGTTGTAGTCTACCAAGATATACAAAGTAATCATCTTTGGTTTCACAGAATTCAAATTCCTCAGGACTAAAAGCGTTGGGAATCACAGTGTCATACCAACTGGGATTCAACATCTGTTTGTGATAGCCATAAAAATAATGCATTTGACTGTAACTTGTAAATGCTCTAAAAGGTGCAAACACACATTCTAGTAAGTATCCAATGCTGGGTTCTACAATTGTGAGATCACGATGGTCTTTGACCGCGGGTATATGGCTGTTGCCGTAAAAACACAACACCATGTCTTTGGGCTGTTTTATTTTTGCTATGTGTTTACTTGCTCGTTCTCCAAACAGAGATATGTACTCAGGACGTTGTTCGCACAAAAGACCAGCATCGTCAGGAGGATTGAGTTCTGAATTTTTTACAACAGTTACGTGTTCGCAGTCTACTGCACTGCTTTCATGACCGTAATGCACAATCTTGTAGTCATACTGCTGCATGTTTCGAATAAACTTTCCTACAGCAATATTAAAAGGCTCCATACGGTATCTGGGATTGGTTATACCAAACGGATTGGCCAATACATGTAAATTGATGGTCATTGTTGTTGATTATAACATCTATTTACAAAAAATAAAAGGCCCGGAAAGGCCTTTTATTCCAAAGCAGTTCAAAACTGCTTAGGTTTTTCCAATCACAACTTCAATAGTTGATTCTGGTTGTTCTGGTGTTGCAGTAAAGTTTTCCAAACTCTTACCAATCACTGTACCAATTTTTGGATCCTGTTCTGCTCTGGCACGACCTTGAGCGGCACTGACCATCATGTCGCCTTTGCCTACAGGTCCAACTACTTTTACTGGTACACGACCTTGCAATGCAACATCAACAGCATTTTCGTGTTGCAATTGACTGTTCATCAAGTAAGCAGGATTGGTGGTTACTACGCCAGCAACTTTGGAATCAGCGTCAGTGTCACTGACAGTTATTTCAGCATCGCCACCAAATGCTACCACTGTGCCGGCTTCGTACTTGGTGTCAGCAACATAACGTTCTGCAATGTCAGCGTAACGTGCATTTGTTGCTGTAACTGTCAGCACATTAGTTGCAGCATCAAAACTAAATGCTGTAGCAGTTGTACGCACACGAGCAGTTTGACCACTGCCTGCTGCTGCCACAAATACTGGGTAGTAAGTACCGGTAGTTGTATTAGTAGCATTAATTGTAGTGCTGGGACCTGCAGGACCCTGTGGACCTTGTGGACCTTGTGGACCAATTGGGCCGATAGGACCGATAGGACCTTGTGGACCCTGTGGGCCTGTGTTACCGATAGGACCGATAGGACCGATTGGACCTTGTGGACCTTGTGGACCAATTGGGCCAATGGGACCTTGTGGACCTCTTGGACCTTGTGGACCTTGTGGTCCTGTGTCACCAATTGGACCGATAGGACCGATAGGACCGATAGGACCCTGTGGACCTTGTGGACCTTGTGGACCTGTGTTACCAATAGGACCGATTGGACCGATAGGACCTCGTGGACCTTGTGGACCTTGTGGACCTGTGTTACCAATAGGACCGATTGGACCTTGTGGACCTTGTGGACCTTGTGGACCAATTGGGCCTATAGGACCCTGTGGACCTCTTGGACCTTGTGGACCTTGTGGACCTGTGTTACCAATAGGACCGATTGGACCGATAGGACCTCGTGGACCTTGTGGACCTTGTGGACCTGTGTTACCAATAGGACCGATTGGACCCTGTGGACCTTGTGGACCGACTGCTTGATCTCCGTTAGCGTAGAAGAATTCTGTTGCTACAATTTCGCTGGCACTTACATTACCAGCAACAATGTTGCCAGTAACACCCAAAGTTGTTCCAACGGTTGCGCTATTGTTAACTGTTAATGCATTTACAGTGGCATTGGCACTGGCAACAATACTTGTACCTGTCAATGTGTCACTTAGTGTAAGTCCTGCTAACGTGCCAAGACTGGTAATATTTGTTTGAGCAGCAGTTTGCAAGGTTCCTGTCAACAACGCACCACTGTTACCAATTTGTGCTGCTTCTACTGTAGTACCAGACACTGTGTTTTGGAATGTTGCTGTGTTTTCCAAAGTAAACTGGCCAACTACATATAAATTACCCCCTATGCTGGTTCCGCCACTGACTTGAAGTACGCCAGTAGCATTGCCAGTGGTAGGGGTGTTGTTGACTAGTGTAACTGTGCCTGCTTTGATACCGCCATAACTGTTGCCAGCAAACGTGTTTGCACCCAGCGCACCTTGATTGTAAAATTCAAAATTTCGTTCATCGTGACTGAACACAAACGCAGCACT